AAAACCCGCTCAATGGCGGGTTCTGGGTTTGCCCAATGGGCGGGATTAGTTAGTGTCGGCGCGGTACGCGAACGAAACCGGAACGGTGTAGGTTGTGTCGTCGGCAATACCTGGCCCCTGGTCAACCGGTGTCATGGTCACCACGGTTAGCGCGCCCTTCGTGTTTCGCTCGTACAGCGGAAACAGAGCGGCGATCTGGTCAGCCAACGCCCCGGCCGCGCCGCGATACTTGCCCGCTGGTGTCACGATGCTGACCTGAAACACACCGGTGAAGAGCTTGTGATCGCCGGCAAGCGTGTTGCTCGCGGTATCACCTGGCAAAGTGAACGCCTTCAGGTAGGTAGCGCCGTCGACGGGGGTGAATGCCTCGTTCTCCACTACAACCTTCAGCGGTGTCGGCAGAGCCTTTGCCCAGGTGATCAGGCGGGCCTCGTAGATCGAAGCAATGGTGCTATGGCTCATACCTGGTTGTTCCTGATGGCTTCGTCGACAATCTGCTGGAAACGCGCGAGCGTGATGCGCACCATACCGCCCGGTGCTTGTTTGGAGTGGCCGTACTCGAGCGGCACCGCATAGGGCAGGTTGTTCACGATGTACGCTGTTTGCCCGATGGTCAGTTGCTCGACCTGAAGCCTGAGCTTCGCGAGCGTGACGCCGCCGACCGGATCTACCTGATCAAGTTCGCCTTCAGCCGGTGCCCCGATCGAGAACTGCCAGTTCCCGCGGAATCTGCCGCCGACGTAATCCTTGCCGGCAACCAGTCCATTCACGTTGAAGTTCTGGTCGCGCTCAGTCTTTGTCAGCGGCTTCGCATACTTCACGCCGCGCTTCAGTTTGCCGGCCTTGGTGAAATTGCTCTCATCGAGATTTATGAGGGTGTTGCGCACAGCGACCTTGAAATCGTAGTCATCGGCGGCGCTGTTGTTGGTTGCACGATGCGCCACGTTCACGGCCCAGATCTCGGGATTGCCCACCGGCGACATCCGAATAACGCTGCTGCCGATCTCGATCACGATTTCGCGGAAGGTGGCGTCGAGCCCGACTTGGGCCTGCTCGGCAAACTGGCGGATGTTCTCGGCAAAGCTGCCGTTGAGGTCAGAGTATTTGCTCATGACCGCACCTGCAGCTCATACAGGATCGGCGTACCGGCCGGATTCACCTCTTTCAATGGTGGCACGATGGACCAGGTGCGCCCCTGGATGATCACCTTGTTCAGCAGATCCGGAACCCACTCCAGCCCCTGCGCGGCGATCTTGAGCTTCTTGTCGCCCTGTTTGATGAGGCTGTTGCTCTGGAATTCCTGACCGGTGAATTCGAGCAGGATGCCTTGGGCGGTCTGCTCTTTGGTGCTGTCTGGTGGTGCCGATCCGGCTTCAGGGTCGTACTCGCCGACGGTTGTTGCGCGGATGGTTACCGGCTGGCCGAACTGCGTAATCAACCGCAGAGCAGTCGCAGCCGTGCGGTCGTAGAACGCGCTCATTGTCAGGCCCTCACGGCAAACAGGCCTCGCTTGGCCAGATAATCGGCGAACTGGGTTCGGCTGGGTCGATCTGGAGCCGCCGGCAAAAGTCTGCCGCTGGTGTTGCTGATGGGAGCGTATTCGACATCGACCGCGCCCTCCACTCGCTCGCGGATTACTGCGCCCTGACGCTGGTCGATCGGATCGACGTCATCAGTGTGGATCTCGGCCGCCAGCGCCATTTGACCGTACTGGATCCGCGCCGGAAGATAGTTGTCAGGCTTGATCTCGCGATCCAGCTCAACACTCCGGCGCGGCCAGGACAGGGCCTGCTCGCTGCTCGTCTTCCGCCCTTTCCACGTCATGCCATCCATCGCCAGTGCGGCACGACGCAGCAGCGCTTCCTGTGCAGGTAATTCCAGCGGGATGACCACGCCGAACTTCACGGCGTACATGGCCAAGTCTTCGGCAGATGCGTAACTTTCGGCGTCAGGCTTGCCGGTGCCGTCCTCGATGATGAGAGTCATGAATCAGCTCGCTGTGTGGGGTTTGCCGGGCGCCGCTGGGTTGGCACCCGGATTATTACGCCTTCGGCAGTTCCGAAACCGCCTTTTCCAGCGACTCAACCGAAGCATTCGCCCGGTACGGCACATTGGCCGCGTCGAGTTGCGCTTTGAGTCCGGCGATCTTCTCGGCATTGTCGACCGGCTCAGCCGCCACTTTGAGGCGTTCGACTTCGGCGCGTAAGGATTCAACCTCGACCGCCAAGCTGTCACGCTCACCAGTCAGTGCTTCAAAGCCTTCATGAATGGATTTCAGCGCACCGAACAAGCGGATCGGCAGTTCGCCGGCGCCAGGGTGCTCCAGGTCCGTTTGGCCTTCAGCGGCTTCGATCAATCGAAGGATGCCGTCACGCTCAGTTCGCAGGCTGTCGTTCTCCTGTTCCAGGCCGGCAATAGTATCAGCATCATCCGAATCAACTGGCGGACTGATCAACGGCTGCAACACCGACACCTCGACGTCCAGCGCCTCATAGGCAGCGACTACCTTCGGCCAGTCACCAATCACAACCGCATGGGTCACGCCGGACTCTGGCCGATCAAAGTGAGCCGGATTGCGGTACCGCTTTTCCGGATCGAAATCCGAATTCTGAGTGGAGTAAACCAGTTCCATAAAAGTCTCCGTAGCGGCCATCGCTGGCCGCTGTCAGGGCAAGTATCAGCCGCCGGCTGGTGGCGTGGTGGTCAGGGTGATCATCACGCCGGCAGTGACCTTATTGCTGTCGGCATGCTTGACCCAGTTGGCAGCCGAGCCGACCGCCGCCAGCGTCGGGTTCGAGCCGCCGGTAGCGTCCTTCCAGCTGTAGCCCAGCACGTCGATGTTCACGGTGCCTTCGGCGCGGTAGCCGATACCGAGGTTTTCTTCGTCGTCGACCGTGTAAGAGCGGAAGCCCGGTGCCTGGGATTCGGTGATCACCACTGCATTCGGCAGCAGACCGAAAATCACGTCTGCCGGTGCGGTGTCGGTTACCAGCACCGGCTTGCCGAGAGTGCCCGGCAGGCCACCATAGATGACGACACCTGCTTCTTCGTAGATCTTGTTTGTGATCGCCTCGTCGACGATGTCGAAGTAGGCGCTGGAGTGCATGACCCACAGAGCAATACGACCGAACTTATCGCCGAATTTGCGCATGCCGCGAGTCAGGGTTTTCTTGCCGTCGGTCTCGATGTTGGCGGAGACCACCATGCCGGCGTTGGAGCCGATTGCAGCGCGCAGCGCGGCCGTGGCGTACTGGATGAAGCCTTCCAGAGTGGCGTCAGCAACGTCTGCACCGATGATCTGAGAGAACTCGTCGACCGGACGACCGCGGCGTTTGAACGCCTCTTCGGTAGTTTGGTACGGACCGTATTTCCACGGTGCTTTCACGCCAACAGCCTCACCGGCACCGATCTTCTTCGCAGTCACTTTGCCGGTGGAGTTGACATCGCGATGCTCCAGCGAGCCGCCGATCTTGTAGAACGAGCGCTTGCGGAAGTCGCCTTCGATCAGCTCGTTGTCGAGCACGATCGCACCGTTGGACGATGCGTTGAACACATCGAGGTTGTCCTGGACTCGCTCCAGGTATGCGGTTTGCGCCTCATCGTTGTAGATGATCAGGTCGCCGTTAACAGTCGTTGCCATGGGTGAATCCCCTTACTTGGGCAATTGCAGGTATGCGGTTTGGCCGTGCTTGCGCTGGTAGTCGCGCTTTTGCTCGGCAGTCATTTCGGAGCGCTTGAATGCAGCCTGGCCGCCACCCCCGCCCGGGGCTTGTGTCCCTGAAGCCCTTGGCCACAGGTGAGGTGCACTTTCGCGCAGGGATTCCGCCCATTCGAGCGGGGTCAGAGGAGTCTTGCCGTCTTTGCCGAGGATGACCTGTCCGGATTCATCAACGGCGACCGCTTCGCCCTCTTCGTTCAACGAGAACACGCCTTTGGCGCGCAGGATGATGTCGTCGGTTGCTTCCGGCAATGCGCCGGCTTTCAGCGCTGCACCGCGTACCGAGTCGCCCAGGACTTTGCCCTGGAACTTGGCGGCGAACGCTTCGGCCTTCTCGGCCCGCGCAGTGAGCGCCTTCAACTGCTTATCGTTGTTGGCGCGCAAGCGCTCGGTGCGACGATTGAACACCTCGTCCACCTTGCCCTCAGTCAGCAGCTTGGTTTCCTCGTCTTGGCCGGCCCGGCTGAGCAAGCCTTTGACGGCGTCGATGTCGATACCCTCGAACTGAGTTTCGAACTGCGACAGCTTGGTAGTGGTGTCCTTAAGCTTGCCCAGCAGTTCAGAGTTTTTGGTTTTCAGACCAGAAACGGAGGCCTCAACGGCAGTCGCGATAGCGGCCTTGATTGCCGGATTGTCCAGGTCGATTTCGTTTTCTTCTGCCACGTTGATGCACCCCTTGGGTATGTGTTGCCCGCTTTGCAGGCAATAAAAAGCCCGCAATAAGCGGGCTTAGAGAATTAGAATGTTCGTTTAAATCCCGCTGTTACAGAGCTAACCATCGGATGGAAGTCAATGAGCGAAACAGTCAATACCAACACAAAATTCAGTGTCGTATTTCCCGTCGTTTGCACACTGGTGGGAGTATTCGCCACAAGCACATTCACATGGCTGACGAGCTATCAAACTGCATCTTTAAGCCAGAGAAGCGCTTGCATTCAACGCATAGATGCACAGGAAAAATTATTACGTGAAAAAGGAGAAATCTTTCTCGCAGCCATGGGGGATTTACTTAATTACTCGACCTTCCCAAAGACATCTTCAGTAGATGAGCTGGCGGCAAACGCGGGCCCCTTGATCAAAGCAGGTGTGGTCATGGCGGCATACGCCCCGCCAGAGCTCGGACTTAGATCATTGATGATCTCCAACTCTGTTCAAGCAGGATCACTCGCCTCCATGCATATGGTTGAGGAGGCGGCAGCCTTCGCAACAGTCGACGAGTCCTTTGGGAAATGGCACGCCGCATTTTACGATGCTTTGGGAATGCTGGATAAACAACGTAATAAATGCGAGTGAGCTACAAACTCGCGCGTTCAAATGCCAACGGCTCCATTTTCTTCATCTGCGCCAGGGTAAGCGGCGAGAAGTTGCGATCAAGCTGCAGCTCTGCGAAGCGCTCGACTGTCAGACCGCCCTCGCGGAATAGCCTTGCCCGCATCGGGCCTATGGCCACGTCCTGAAACGACGCCGGCTGTTGCTGAAGCCAGTGGTAATAGTCGAGGCTCGCGCTGACCTGCCCTGCTCCATCAGCGCTCACTGCCGCCCGCGTAGCGCCCTTGGCAAACATCTCGCTGAGTTTTGTCAGCAGGACGAAGGTCGTTCGGCAATTCGGGTGAAACGGTGGCCTCGGCCCGGAGTCGACCGGGAATCGTCGCTTATCCATCGACCGACACTGCTGGCTGGTCTTACTGTCCAGCGTGGCGACCATCTCAACTTCGGACACAATGTCCGCATTGGCCTTGGCCACCTCCATGCGTGCCTGGGACGACACATGCTGAATCGCGGTGTGCACCACCGCGCTGGCATTGCGGTTGGTGGTGGCGAGAATGCCGTCTTTGTACCCGGCTGCCTTGGTGCCGCGAATGTTGCGAATGATCTGGAAGTTCGCTTGTCCTTCGAAGAAGCCCTGCCGGATTGTGCCGGTGACGCGCTCGCGCTCGGCACTGGTCCAGCCCTTGATGAACGACTTCAGCAGTTTGCCGCCGCCGGCACCACGCACGCTGAGGGGATTGGTCAGCACCGCACTACGAATAGCCGCCGCCGTTGGCGCGACAACATCTAACGAGACACCAACCGGCGCCGACCGGGCCAGGCTCGACGCCTCAAATTCAGCCTCGTAGTTGGCGATGTCGATCAGGTCGAGGTTTAGTTGCGCGCTGTAGCGGTCGAAGATACGCAACAGCAGACTATCGACCTCTTTTAGCAGCGCCTCCAGCCGCTTCACGTTGTACTCGGTCAGATCCGACTGGGTGAGCCGGTCACGGATCGAGCGGTCGATCTCTTTGAGGAAGGGAGCGAATTTGCCGACCTCGCCGGCCTTCAACTTTTCGAGGAAGACCGCGTGCCGAATCGTGGCGTCAAGGATTGCTTCGTTTGCCACCATCTACTTTGTCCTCGTCGTCAAGGCCTAGGCCGTCGCCCTGCTCTGCCAGCTCGCCATCGATCTGCTGGTCTGTGCGCTCAGGCGCAATCAAGCCCAACTTGCGCAGGTACGCCCGAAGATCCGCTTTGGCGAATCCACCGTTCTGCCAAAGGCCGACCAGTGCGGTGATCATTTGCGGATCCGCCGTCAGCTCCACGAACTCCTGATTGATCTGGTAGGCGACCTTCGCGTCGTCGACGCCTATGTAGGTACAGCACCACATGATCGCCCGGGTGTAAGCCTCGCTGACGTTCGCCACGCAGCCAGCAAGGACCGACGTCGATGCAGACTGATCACCACGGGCTTCGGTAGCCGTCTTGGACGAGAGAGAAGCCACGACCATCCGGGCGCCCAGCTCGATCATCATCTGGTTCTTGTCGGCCATGGCCTCCTTCACCAGCGTGTTCGGCAGAGGCTGGGCATACCCAAACTGCCCCCGGCCGGAAGCAGCATTGGCGCCCGGGAACCGACGTAGATGCCCTTCTCTTCCAGCAGTTTCACCCACTGTTCATCCAGACCGGAAATCCACGGCTGGGCCTGGCCACACCAAAAGACGCTGTCTTCGTAGTCAGCGCTGTTCCGGTAGTGGCCCAGGTTGATCATGGCGATATCGTAGAGCGGCGACTCGTCAATGCTCGGGTCATTGTTCTGCGCGCCGACGAAGGTGAACGGGATCTCCTTCAGGCGGCCGGCGCCGCCGGTGGGTCTGAACTCATCCACTACCGCCAGCGGCCCGCCGCCTTTCGGCCCGGACCGGCGCCAAACGCGGCAGACAAAACCCTCAGTTTCAAGCGCCAGTTCCCGGTACTGCTCAACGACTTTGAAACCGAAGCCATCTTCGATTTCCGGCGACTCGCGCAGCACTACCAGGGTCAGCACGCTGTGCCCATTCACCATCCCTGTACGCCAGTTGATGATGTCCTCGGCGCAGTACGAAAGGATCACAGAATGACCTCCGGCGCGCGTCTTGGTGATAGTCGACGTAAAGACCGTGCCGCCCAGCCTCAAGCACCTTTTCCAGCGTGCCTTGCGAGTGCTGGTAGATGCTCACTCCAGATCCGTTGGCGTTGTCTTGCAGATACTCCAACTTCTTCGCAACAGCCAGCGTCGGGTCCTTGTGGAAGGCAAGGCCGAGCAGGCCGTTTCGGGTGTGCCCCGTGGCGTTCTTGAACACAGCCCGCTCCCGGTATGCCTTGTTGCGATCTTTGTTCTCAAGCGATGTGTCGTGAGCGTTGATGTAAGGCAACCGGTCTACAACTCGGTGCTGGCCGGCGCATACGTCACGCACGGTAGACCAGCGGCTAAGCGCTTCGATGTAGTCCGCCCGTTTGAAGGAGACGTCGTTGCTCATCGGGCGTATCCCATTTTGATGGCGGTGACCGGTTTGATGATCGGGTACTCGCGGTGAATGAAGTAACCACCGCCGTCGTTGGCGTGGTCGTTACCCTGGCTCTTGTCCGGCTCGCCGTT